ATTAAAGGAGTAATCATTATGAGTTATAGCATTGGCATTTATGTGAAAGTAGAGGGGTGTGGCAAATATGTAGAAATTGCTTATCCAGCGTATTACAAGCCAACCTATAATTTAGGCAAATTATTCAGGACATGCATGAATTGGAATTTTAAAAACAGCGAATATTACAGATGTGATTATGTAATAAAGTACGTAGAAAAAGGAATAAAAGAATTAGAATATAATCCTTTGGCTTATACGGGGTTATTGCCTAGTAACGGATGGGGCAAAATGTCAGATGCGATTGGAACGTTGAATTCCATAAGAGAATGCATTCTAGAAGAAAATGAAGACATTCCATTAAATTGTCTATATCTAAAATGGGAGTGATCAATATGAGTGAAAAGAATTTAAAAGAAATTACATATTCGGGCGAGTTAATTACATATTCGGGCGAGTTTGTGAACGAATTAGAAAGCGAGATAGAATATTTAAAAGAAGAAAATGCATTAATCAAACGTAGATATACTGTTTTAGAATGTCAAAATCATTATCTTGAGTTATATAAGGAAGCGTTAAACCTAGCAATCACAAACGCTATTATTGTTGGTGGCTATGATTTTTGGGAAAGAGCTGCAATAGGATATGGCGTGCAAGAATTTTATAATAAGTGCATTCATAGAAACGCACCAAATCTTAATAAAGGTATTGTGGAATTCTATCTTTCGCTAATAGCAAACGCAAAAGCACAAAAGAGTGAGGTAAAAGAAAATGTTAAATGCAGAAAGATTTAAGAAAGAAATATTAGAAAAATCAAATGTTGTTTTTGATTTTTCAATAAGCAAAGATAGGCACACAATTGAGAAATGTCTTGGTGTCTGTGATAATTGTATCTTTTGCAATATGGGAGAGCATTGCTCGAATGTTAAAGTTAAATGGCTCTTAGCTGAATACAAAGGGCCACCAGTAAAAGTAAGTAAATTAGAATATGATATTTTAAAATATCTATCAGACAACACAAAGTACATGTATATCGTTAGAGATGGTAATGGCAATATTTTTCTATATGATGAAGAACCCCAAAAAAGTGAGAGTGCTCCTTGGTGGACTGGTCGTGGCATGTGCCACACGAGCATGTTTAATAAGTTATACCAATTCGTTCAATGGGAAGACAGTACGCCTACACTGATCAAAGATGTTTTAGATAACTGTGAGGTGGTCAATGATGCTGAAGAATAAAGAAGAGAGAACCTCATTTTTAAGAAATGAGAAGAATTGGGAAGCTGAGTATTTAACAGCTGATATTAAAATGTTGACTTTAAAATTAACACCTAAACTATATGTCAGAAAAATTCAAGTGATGGGTTTTAATAAATTTTTTAAAAAAAGTGGATGGTATACGCAGTTTACTAAGTTCTTTTATCCTGATGATCTATATTATGGTCCTAATGCTTCAGATACAGAATTATTAAAATATTTAACTGCACATAAAAATGATGATTACATTGAAGACTTAGAAGTAGAAGGAGAACAGTAAAATAATGAGAATAAATGAAGTGTTAACAAGAGTCGATGAAGATGAACTCATTGACATTAGATGTAAAAGTTGGAATTTTTGTATACAAGGAACAAAATGGGAAATCACTCATAGTGACACATTCATGGATAACCATTATGGAGATATGTTAGTAACTCATATTGAAGTAAATGATTCGCCAAGAGGACACGCAATCATGCTATTGGCTGATTAAGGAGGAAAGTAAATGGATCCACAGGAATTACATAATATGCTTGGTACTCTTGTATCAAATTGTCCGGAACTTGGAAAAGTATGCGAGACATGGGGCAACCAGCACATGTTAACTATCGCAATGGAAGAAAATGCAGAACTTATACAAGCAATATCAAAAATCAAACGTAATGGATTGGACCCAATCAATGCTTCACATTTGGATGAAGAGACTGCGGATGTATTGATATGTATCTGTGAGTTATTTGTGATGGGATATCTAGATGTCCATGAAATTGCTGAAATCATAGAAAGAAAAGTAGAAAGATCCATGAGGAGAACTCAGGATCATATAAAGGAATTAGAAGAGGAGGATAGCTTCAATGGTGTGTTTTAGTGCCGAAAAAGTACAGGAAATTGTAGAAGAAAAGGAAGCCGAATATAACAAGCTAGAAGAAGAGTATTCATATTTGAAAGAAGAATATGGAGAGCTTGAAGAAGTATGTCAAGACTTAAAAAAAGAAAACAATACTCTTAAAAGAGAAAAAAACAGTTTAGTGAAAGCAAATGCTACTGTATTGAATTTCTATAGAGAAGATTGTGGGAAAATGGATGATATACAAAAATTAAACAGTAAGCTTGTTAGAAGCTGTAAAAAGGCTAACAGGGATTTCTTTATCTTAGCAGCAGCTTATGTTGCTACACTAGTGCTAATGATTTACTTGTTTATCAGATAGGAGTGATATAGATGTTTTTATTGCAGGTATTAGAAAATGTATTTTCTGTGTTTGCTATCGTTATGCTGATTGTTGCTGTCCTTATTGTGATATCAGTAATTGCTATTGCGGTGTTTGTTATCGTGTCGGTCGTTGTGAATGGCATAGAAGAAGATAAGGAGAATAATAACTTATGACAATAAATGACAAGGAGGAACACTATTAATGCTTAATCGTGCTTTATTAGTCGGAAGACTTACAAGAGACCCTGAACTAAGAAGAACAGGGAGTGGGAAGGCAGTCACTTCTTTCAACTTAGCAGTAGAAAGAAACTTCAAGAGTGATGATCAGGAGGCTGACTTCATTAACTGCGTATGCTGGGGGAAGATTGCGGAAAATACAGAACGTTACTGTTCTAAGGGTTCCCTCGTTTCTGTTGATGGTCGCATTCAGACAAGAAACTATGAGAACAATCAAGGTCAGAAGGTATATGTTACTGAGGTGATTGCTGACTCTGTACAGTTCATTAACACTAGAAAAGAAAATCAAACTGCACCACAAGCACCAGTAAATAGTCAAGCACCTGTTAACAATTATGTACATAATGAACCAATTCAGCAGTTCGAGGATGAAGGATTGGTTATGGAAGAGGATGACATTCAATTCTAATGAGCAAGTACAACTCAAGAAAAACTACAGTTGACGGCTTCACGTTCGATTCCAAGAAGGAAGCAAAACGCTATTTGGAATTGAAACAGATGGAAAAAGACGGATTAATTCATAATCTACAATTACAGGTACCTTTTGAGTTAATCCCTCCTTTTGAAATCGAAATTGATGGCAAAAAGAGAAAAAGAAGAAGGATTGAGTATATTGCTGACTTCGTCTATTACATCAATAACGTTAAAGTTGTGGAAGATGTCAAAGGCAGAAAAACAGAAGTATATAAGATTAAGAAAAAGATTTTTGAATATAAATTCAAAACAACGATAAAGGAGACGTAGAAAAATGATAAGAACTGGTTCTTATTATGCATACAATGCAGATGATGGCAGCTTTTTAGCATGTGGGAGCAGTAATAAAATGTGGGGTTTCTTTGGAATCTCAACAAACGCACTTAGATACCATTTGAATAATGACAAGATATACAATTCACGTAAATATGATCTTCGTCTAAAAATCAAATGGGTTGATGGAGTTATTGAAGATATCGAACCAACAATCAAACTTAAACCAAAGCCAATACTGCAGATAGAAAAAAAACCGAATAAATTAAAATGTAACTTCATTGAAGTGTTCAGAGTATTCAAAGAGCCAAGAACGGAAGAAGAAAAAGAATACATGAGAAATAATTTTTCTGTTATCAATCTGGAAAGAGTTAGATTTGAATTGATAAAGCACAAAAAAGAGTCATATCCGTACAGAATAGCGTTCTACACAAATGGACAACCACATAATTTGGTGTTTGATGAATATTTTCTTTCGTTGGAGTTGGCAGAACAGCGTATTAAATATCTGAAGAACTTCAAAAGCAAAAAAGACAACGGGAGCTTTTGGTATGATGGTGTTAATTACGAAGCAGATAGAGTTATCATTGCAACAAGAACACGAAATAATAGAAATATGATTATTTCTTTAGATGATATTTCTACAAAGAAAACAGACCATAACGAATATTTGGATCTAGCTAGATTCATTCAATCAGAATTCATCAGATAATCAAGCAGGGCATTGAGTTCTTTATTAGATTTTATATACTATCAAGAAAATTTATTAGGACCCCTCATACTTAATAGATTCTTTTCTAAAAGCAAGATCCTCTCATGGACTTGATGCCCTAACATATTTTTCTATTCTAAAACCAACAAACAACAGCAGTGTCATGGCTTTGCTTCCATCTCTTCACCTTACTTTGCAAAGAATAAGAGTAAGAAGCGTTAATTTTGCTACTATCCAACTAAGTTGTGATGCTACTGGGAAGACAGAAAGAATGAATTGAAAATCAAAAGACAGAGTAAAGGACTTCTTTCTCTCTTCCAGAAAGGAGGTTAAATGGGAAACTTTGTTTTATATCGTAACGGAAAAAGAACCGATATAACTGGATCAATAGAAAAGATAAGTCAGTATGTTGATGCTACTCAATTAGCTCTAAAACATAGATGGCAACGTATATATAAACATG